GACAGATGTTGATAGTAATACTGTTGAGATATGGGCAGATCAATGTAAATTTGTAGGTAATCATAAATTAGTTACTAATGTAACAACAACCACTACAACAACTCAAACTGAAACAGAGTTTATTAATACATTAACAGGTCCTTCTCATGAGTTTGATTATGTAGAAAGTGTTAAAATAACTGGTGATAATGATCCATATATGAGATCAAGAAACGTTGCATTTGCTGCAAATGGATTAAAACCATTCACCAAGCATTATCATTATCTTGATAGTGGTCAACCAGATATTTTCCCTAAATTAACTGAAATTGAAATGTCATCTGGTACATTTAAAGTATTTGAAGATGCTCGTATTGAATTATCAGGTATTCAAGTAGGTTTAGTTAGAGTTCAAAAACCAAATCATAAGTTTGGTGATGCAAACAGACCAGATGTTGGTGCAGGATTAGGAGCACCTAATGTTCTTGTTGAAGAGTTTGATGTTGATCCATTTGATAGAGATAGACCAGCACCATCTTCAACCTATTCAGCAACTTCTAAAATATTTAACTGTGATACTAATGCATTAGCAAATCTTGAAAAGTATTATGGATATGTAATGAAGGGTGCAAAAATTATTGGACAAGAGAGTGGTGCAGTAGCAACAGTTACAAGTATCGATCTTTGGTCTGATAGTTGGGGTGATTGTATGGGAGCATTCTATTTCAGAAATGCAAATGCAACTCCACAACCACCAGTATTATTCTTCTCTGGTACAAAATCCTTTAGAATTACCGCTGCAGGTGAAGGAGCTCTTCCTTTACCTGGAAGTACAGTTCTTGCTAGTGATGCAACAGGTACTTATAGTGGAACAGGAACTATTTTAACTCAAGAAACATCTACAGTTGGAGTTAGAAATCCACCCCCACCAGCACAGAAACCTAATGAGTTCACTACTACAGTAGCAGTAACTGGTATTGATGTAGATCAACAATTCATTAGAGCACCATATAGGGATCCTCTTGCACAAACATTTACTGTTGATGAAAGTGGAATGTTCCTAACATCAGTAGATGTATGGTTTGGTTCAAAAGATCCAAATGCCAAGTGCTTTGTAGAACTTAGAACAGTTGAGTTAGGTACACCAACAAATAGACTTGTTCAAGATTTTGCACAAGTTACATTAAATCCAAATAATATTAATATTTACAACCCAATTGCAGATCCTGGTCAGGACTTCCATGCTGCTGCAACTAGAGTTACATTCCCATCACCAATTTTCTTGGAATCTGGAAGAGAATATGCTTTAGTATTCCTATCTCCTGGATCCGATTTATTTGAATTATGGTGTGCAACAATGGGTCAGAAGACAGTACAGTCTTCAGATCTTCCTGATGTTCAGAATGTTGTTGCTTCTCAACCATATATTAGTGGTAGTTTATTTAAATCACAAAATGGTACTATTTGGACACCTAGTCAGTATCAAGATTTAACATTCCAACTTTATAAGGCAGAGTTTGTTCCTTCTGGAACTACTACGTTCTATAATACTCCGATTGAACCTGGTAATGAGAATACTCAAAACCTATCACACAATCCTATTAGAACACTTCCAAGAAAACTTAAAGTACCTGTAAGTGGTCTTGCAGGTAATCTTGCACCAGTAGGAAGGAAAATTAGTACAGGTGCAGTTGGTGCAACTGATGATTCAAGTATAATCGGTGTTGTTGAAGCACAAGGTGCTAATTGGTTAAACAATGCTACCGATGCTACTGCTTCTTATGAAGTTATTAGTGCTGGTGAAGGATATGATTTCACTAATAATAATACTCTACCATTAAAATCATTAACTGGTAGTGGTACTGGTGTAACAGTTACTGTTTCTCTTTCTGGTGGAGCAATTGTTATATCTTCTATCAATACTGGTAGTGGATCTGGATACCAACTTGGTGAAATATTAACTATTGATGATGATACAACAACTAATCCAAAATATAAGAGAGGAAGTGGATTTAAGATTGCAGTAAAGAAACTTTCTAATACTTTAACTCACTTATATCTAACAGACGTTCAAGGAGAACAGTTTGCATCAGGTGAAGCATTAGTTCATTACAATACTGATAATGCAACTAGAACTGATGCTGGTGCAACTGTAGCAAGTAATTCTACTGTTAATGGTGATTTATATACTGGTAATGTAATTGAGGTTATTCAACCAAATCATGCACATCATGCAGTTAATAATAAGGTAAGTATTACTGGTGTTGAACCAGATACTTTAATTGTTAAGACTACTTCAGATTTGACAGTAGATGGAACTGTGGTATCTGTGGGTAATACACAACCATTTACATCCTTTGCTGGTATTAGTACTGATAGAGGTGATGCACTTCTAGAAGAAGAAATTGTTAATTATGTTGTTAATGTCGGTGAATTAACATTGACAAGAGGACGTGTTGGTTCTTCTGCTGTTCCTCATGCTTCTGGTGCA